CCAGGGTGTGAAGGGAGATGCAGGTGACCAAGGAGAAACAGGTTTACAAGGCGCTGCAGGTTCTCAGGGTGACCAAGGTGAAACCGGAGCCGGTATACAGGGTACCACTGGCTTGGACGGTGCTAAGGGCGATCAAGGAGATCAAGGTGAGACCGGGTCTCAGGGCATACAAGGCACGCAAGGCGACCAAGGTGAGACAGGATTAGCCGGTGCTCAGGGCCTAACTGGAGCCCAAGGTATTCAAGGGACTCAAGGCGACCAGGGTGATACAGGATTGCAAGGATCCCAAGGCACACAGGGTGATACCGGTGTCCAGGGGATCCAAGGAGATAAGGGAGACCAGGGTGATCAGGGTGAGACTGGAGCAGAAGGCACCCAAGGTACTCAGGGAGATCAAGGTGAAACAGGGGCTGAGGGTACACAAGGTATCCAAGGCGATCAGGGAGAGACCGGGGCCGAAGGGACAGTAGGAGCTCAAGGAGACCAGGGTGACACAGGACTTGGTGGAGTCACGGGGCCTTACACGATTGATCGTGGGTCAGCATTCCCGGGCAGCCCGAATGACATGGACACGTTCTATGACAACGAGGACGAAGCACTCTATGTCTACGACGGTACCGCCCAGGCTTGGGTCCAGGTATCAGCAGCAGCTTGGCAGGGTGAGACCGGTCAGGTAGGGGCTCAAGGAGACCAAGGTGATACTGGCTCACAAGGCGAGACCGGTGTTGGCCCACAGGGAGACCAAGGTGCCACTGGTATTGATGGTACCAGCGTGGATTCATATACCGGGCACATCGAGGTAGGTAAGGATCAGACTATCACTATCGATCAGTATGCAGCCACGGCTTATACGATCAATTCACTGGCTATCAAGACTACGTCAGGTACGATTACGGTGGCCATCAAGATTGATGGTACGGATGTTACGAGTCTATCGGCTGTGTCTGTCACTGACTCAGAGTCTGTGACCAGTGCTACTGGGGCTAATTCAGTATCGGCAGGTAACACCGTGACGTTCGTGTCCAGTTCGAATAGTGCCGCTCAGAACATTTCCTTCACCCTGGCAATCACGAGGGCATAATGGGAAATGTACTGATACAGCAAAACACTAATCCAACGATCTCGAATCTCAACAACTGGTACAAGTGTGATGAGGGGTCAGGGACAGATCTGGTTGATTCCTCAGGGAACGGGTATGGCTTGACACACTTCGGTTCATACGACTCAGGAGGCCCTAATGGAATACAGGGTAGCCTGTCTCCGACAGGCACTGGTGCCGTATTGATTGACTCAGCCGGGAATATGAAGCTGCTTACAGGTGACTTCTCATTCGCATGTTGGATTCAGAAGGATTCAGCAGTCCCGACAGGACCAGTAGTGTCCAGGTCAAAGAACGTTGGTGGCTCAGATTATGCTGGGTACTACCTTGCTTTTGCTGCTGCCAACTGGACCCTTTACTTGGGTAGAGATACTTCTGGGTTTGAGTCAGTTACAAATACGCACGGTATTAGCACTGACGGTGGCTGGTACCATATAGCTGTAACATGGGACCTGAGTGAGAAGGAAGCCAAGTTCTACTTGAATGGCGTGTACCGAAACAACGATGACACTACTGCATCATTCAGGGCAGAAGAGTCCGATACTTTCATAGTAGGAGACACTGGATCATTAGCACCTTTCACAGGCAACATGTGTGATATGAGAGTTTATAAGAAGCTCTTGACAGCAGGCGAAGTACTATCAATTTACAGATACTTAGGGTGAGGTAAACAATGGCATTTCCTACCAGTCCATCAGATGGACAGAGATACACGACCAGCCTGGGTACTGTTTATGAGTACGTAGACGCTGATGTCAAATGGACACTTGCTACCACAGAGCTCGGGGTTACCGGGGCCCAAGGTGCCACAGGCACACAAGGCAATACAGGAGCCCAGGGAATCCAAGGTACACAGGGAGATACTGGTTCACAAGGAGAGACCGGGTCACAGGGTTACACAGGTGCCGAGGGTGATGTAGGGGAGACTGGAATCCAAGGTGATCAAGGAGATACCGGGTTACAAGGAGTCACAGGAATATCACCCCAGGGTTTAGAGCTGTTTTGGCATGATGTCTCAGACCCTGACATTGCTGACTATCAGAAATGGCGGAGGACTGAGCCGACAGGTACGGAGAAGACTGTCACGGCAACAGGCAAGAACTCAGATGGTGAGATCCCATTTACTGATACATTTGAGTGGGTAACCTCAGTAGGCTCTCCCGGTATACAGGAGATCCCAGTAGGGTTGTGGGAAGCACACATCTACGCCAAGGTAGATAACGGCACTGGTGATTCGAATATTGTCTGGAAGATGTATAAACGGAATCTTGCCGGTTCTGAAACTGAGTTGTTTACCTATACATCTGCTGACATCGATAATCTCACCGTGCAAATGGTGGGCATGTGGATGGTACAGTCTACCTCTATACCACTGTTAGCTACTGATAGGCTCGTGATCAAAGCATACTTCCAGACCACTCGTAGTTCTGATGTCACGTGTACGTTCTATTATGATGGTGCTGTTAATGCATCGCATGTGCATACCCCTATTACAGTTGGTGCTGAGGGCCAGGACGGGGCCCAAGGTGAGACTGGCTTGGTTGGGGCCCAAGGAGACACTGGGGTTGATGGTATCCAAGGTGATACAGGAGCAGGTATCCAAGGGGATACTGGGCTACAAGGGGCTGATGGGTCTGACGGCAGCCAAGGAGAGACTGGTGCCGAGGGAGCAGATGGATCCGCAGGTGACCAAGGAGAGACCGGTGTTGATGGAGGTCAGGAGGATCCAGTAGAGTTCACAGAGTACAATATCGGGAACTCAGGATCATCCAAGCAGGTTGAGCTGTTCCGGGGCCAGAAGCAGAAGGTTGCTGTGTCAGAGAACACCACACTCTATGCCGGGGCAACTGGTGTTAGTGGGGCTGGCACGTACACATTGAAAGTCACTTATTCAGGTGCCTACACTGTTGGTTGGACTGGCATAAACTGGCCTGGCGGGGAAGAGCCTTATTGGAGTGAGGCAAGCGGTGCAACTGATGTTGCTACGATCTATTTCGATGGAACCAATTACTACGGCCAAGCAGGCACTGGGTATGCTATCCCGTAAGGAGATATAGATGGCTGGTTTTCCTATACCAGATATTCACTGGAAGTTCAATAGCAACGGGACTAATGATGGTTCCGGAGGGTCATCATACAACATGACCCTTGCTGGTGGTGCTGGGTACAGTTCTGACAGGATAGAAGGACCTAAGTCAGGTGATTTTGGAGGCGGTTTAACTACCGGTGAATACGGGTACACGTCGAGTAGCCCGATAGTTACCAACCAAGCGTTCACTGTTGGTTTTTGGGCCAAGCCTTCTGCTTATGGGTGGGCCGGTTGCTCAGTGAATTTCGGAGGAAACACAGCGAGCACAACCCACCTTTTGAAGGTAGGGGCTGACAACGGTGGAGCTTTTGCGCTTAATGTGCCAGGAAACACTTCAATTAGAGCAACCGGGTGTACCTTCATAGCAAATAAATGGCATTTCTACTGTGCTATATACAAGGGCACGTGGGACACTACTACTGGGTCTAACACTATGAGGGCTTTTCGCGATAGGACAGAGGCCTCAGGGTACACGCAAGAAGGTACTCTAAACCCATTCAATCTTAGCAGCACTATCTCAATTGGGAGAGTGTATCTCGGTTGGGTGGGATCTTGGTACTACAATGGTGCTGGGTTTATGGATGAGGTCATGGTATGGGACAATGTACAATTGACAGAGGCCCAGGTAATGGCTGTCTATGATTTCACTGCCCCTAAGTTCGGGATAGGGAGTTACGCATGATAATGCCAGTAGCCGACAACTCAGATTTCGATGCCATCTACGAGCAGTACAAGGATGAGGATGAGATCATCTTAGCACTGGCCCCGAGGCTTGATGGTGCTGACGCCTTGGAGATCGAGAAGAAGTGTGAGAAGTACAAGGTCAAGATGACCAAGAAGCCTAAGGGAGACAAAAGCGTGGTCTATCCGGCTGAGCAATACATCCAGATCATCCTGAAATCGAAGGAGAAGGTGAAATGACAGGGCATACTCACTACCGCAAGACTTGCAGGATATGCAAAGCTGAGATCGAGAAATGCGACTGCGTGACTGACATGCATGAGCCGAGATTCGGTGTCTGTGAAGAGTGCAAAAAGGAATCCAATAGCCCTTCCTGATGGGCAAGATAAGATACAGATAAGATGAACTGACAGGGCAAATCATTTTATCAAGGGAGACAGACGATGGCAGTAACGTATAAAGACAGGGTCGAAGAGCAGACGAGATCTGCTTCGATATACCGCGCTCACCGGTATGCATACCATGATGGCAACAACCGCTTCATAGTGGGGACTCAAACCCCCCTATATGCCAAAGAGTCATACTCGTGGAACGGTTCCTCCTTCGATTTCGAAGGAGGGATCACAGGGTCCATAACACAGATTGACGGGGATGTTTCGAGGGTTTACGGAGCAGGCACTGCTGATCCTTATGACGTGTCACTCGGTTACACAGGGTCTGTGTTCAAAGCATACACCATCGGCCCTGGTGGGTTTGGTCTACAAGACCTTATCGATTACAACCCACAAGGCACGACAACAGATGTATCTGTTGGCCCATTAACAGGCGCTCACCAATCAATCTTCGCATCATCGAACGATGGTAGCGGACCCGGTGCTGACGTAGTAGTCAACTACTTGCGTTTTGATGGTACAAATCTTCATTATGATGGAGCCATGGCAGGGCTTACTGGCTCATCTACATCAGCAGCATCGGACTCCATCTACTGGTTGAACGGGTACGCTATTCAGCTCAACGAGGAAAGAGCATTCATAATGTCTTGGGATGGGTCATCCCTAACCTTGTTGGATGCCTTCACTGGGACCAGCGTTATCAGTTCATCAGCTGGTATATGTGACGTAGTGTACCTGGGCGGGTACTACTACTTTTTGAATGAGTACGGCAAGATAATAGTGATGTCATTTGATGGATCGAACTGGTCATTCGAAACCTCAGTACAATCAGCCACGCCAATAACCAATTCAGTTGACTGCTCAATAACCACTGACGGTACCTATATCATAGCAGCTAATCCGGCTATGGTGTCGGGTGGCAGCATAGAGATATGGCAGCCTTCCGGGAACACACTCAAACTCAGACGGTTTCTTACCAACACAGGTTTGCCAGCATCCAATAACGCCAATCTCGTCAGAGCTAAGAGTGATGGCAGGATCTTCTTTGTTCGTGATACGACACCTGATGAAGTGGCTACTTTCGAGAGGTCTGACTACTCACGAATAGTTGATGGCCCTCAGGACCAGGATATATACGCGGGAGACACAGCAACCTTTGAGAGCAGCGTTACCGGAACAGCAGGTCCTACTGGTCCTGCATCATTCGTCTACCAATGGTATCAGATTGATGCTGGGACCACAGGGAGCCTCTCAGGGGATACTGGGATTTCATACACCACCCCAATCAGAACATTGCCAGACGATGGCGATGGGTACTTCATCGGGGTGTCTGAGTATGGTGATGATGTCGAAGAGTACAGTGCCATAGCAGATCTCGGAGTATCCTCTGCTTTTGGGATAATCTCACAACCGCAGTCATCAACATATCTATCAGGTAACGACGCAGAATTCGATGTTGGTGCCACCGGGTACGGTCTTACTTATCAGTGGTACAAGGTTGAGGCCGATACTGGGGCTACTGGGGCTATCTCAGGGGCCACTGGTGCTGATCTAACAATACCATCTGTCGGTGCGTCTGATGATGGGGATGGGTACTTCATTACGGTAGCAGAGCCTGGTAACCCAAGCTCTCCTTTGTACTCTGATCTTGCTACGCTATCAGTGGCAGACATCAGCGGGCTCACGGGTCCGGTTGATCAGTACTACTACAACGGGAACACGGTGACATTCGATGTGGCTGGATTCGATGAGAGTGGTCTTACTTTCCAGTGGCAGAAAGAGGATTAGATATGTCTTGGAGTGATATAGTCGGAGCAGTATCATCGTCGTACACCACGGCTGCTTTGAGCATAGCCGACAACCTGTCTAAGTACCGGTTGGCCATCACTGATGGGTCTGGGAATGTCACCTACACGTCGGGTGCTTACGCCCTTCTACGCAAGCCGAATATCAGGTACGCTGTGGTGATAGAGACTGACTCTACTGTCACAGATGCAGACCGTGGAATCGAGGACGGGACGTTCCGGTTAATCACTGATCGTCCTGGATGGGACGGTACTGGTCCTGATTACCCTCAATGGGAAGACAGCACCCAGAATACCGAGAAGTGGCATGAGGGGGTCCTCTCGAAGAAGAGCATTGGTAAGATCACCAGACAGATTGATTTGACGGTATCCGGGGACTATGGGACTTTGCAGGGTACGACTGTGAGTCTCATGTCGGATATGGTAGCCGGGTCAACGAACCCGTTCTGGTTGTTCCTATCAGACTATGATATCTTCCTTGGCAACCGGCAGATGAAAATCTACGCTGTCATCAACGATACCTTCTACGACGTGTGGAGGGGTGTCATAGCTGACATCCAATGGACAGAGACCACGTTTGTCATTAAGGGAGCATCTGATCACAGGAAGATCCACAAAGATATCCCGCCTAATGTTGTAACGAAGACTAACTACGGCGATGCTGCTGATTCATCACAGTCTGACACTGTCCCAATTGCCATTGGAGAGGTGCCTTACGCTGCTTCTATTTTCACAGAGGAAAGACCTGTATTTGAGAATCTAAGCAGAGCCAGGATATCTGAGAAAGAAGTCACGATAGCTGGCGGAGCTTCATATGTAGCAAGTGCCTCAGAGCTGGTAGGAACTTATCTGTGGCCACCAAAGCTTGGCCTGTGGACGCGAGGTAAGACGTTTGCGGCTAATCATTTCTCCGGGAAATACCTTTTTGTAAGCACTAATGCAGAGGAGCTATCTGACAATCCTTCTGAGAATCTCGTTTACAAAATAGTGTATAGTCAACCTACAACAACTGTGTCCGGGAGAGAGATCACATATCTATATCTTGCAACACCGTTGTACACCACAGATGAGATAGTAAGTGGTGCTGACTTCGACACTAAGTATTCGGTTCTCGCTCCTGCTGACACGAAGGATGTGTGGTGGTTCAGAGTGTCCGGTATAGACATATCGTACAAGTTTTCAGATAAAGCGATATCATCATTCACACTTGATGATCAGAACAGACCAAGACTGATGCAGTATCCTGGGGCAGGGGCACAGAGTTTCGTGAGTATTTCTGACATTGTTTCAGTTGCTAATATTGCAACTGGGTCAGCAACGATAATTCTACCCACACTCCTTGAGGGTAACATAGTGTCTCAGCACTACATCACCCCGATAACGACCATGAGTAACCCTGAGATAGGTAATGTATTCAATCCATCATCGAGCTTTGCATTCGGTAGATTGTCAGATAAAAATAGGGCAACAAAAATCGAGTGGAAAACAACGATAGCAGGGTTACAGCACGACTTCGGTGGGACCATAGACTGGCCAGCAGGGTTTGATCCTGCTGACTATGATAGGCTCTTCTTCTGCTGGGACATCAGGGACTACACCGGAAACTTGAGGAACTCATACGAAGTGCTGTTCAGGCTGCAGGACATATATGGTACTCTGATCGTAGAGGATGCAACAACAATACCTCTGCAGACTGAGCTTGCGTGGACCAATCTAAACACGCTACCTAATGAGTACTATGCAGCAGGAAACGCCAACAGTGAGAACTCTATCTTCGGTATAGCTGACTTCCATACCCCCGGCCAGGCTGTCAGGACTGTTGTCAAGATCCCTGACTCAGTAACATCTGCGTTCCAGAACGCCGGGGCTATGTACTTCCTTAACTACACGTTCCAGGTTACGAATGACACACCGTTCAAGGCCTTCTTCGACATCAAACAGTTCGGGATAGTAGGTGAGAAGATCACGCAGGTAACTGATGATCCAATTTATGCATCTATACTCGGTGAAAAGGTAGGCGGGGTGGACACAAACACGCTGCCGTATGCTTACAAACTTATCCTTGAGACGTATGATAAGATCCCTACTGCAGACATAGACTACGGCAACCTGTTTACTAAGAGGGATGACTGGTGTGTAGGGCGTCAGCTTACCCAAAGGAAGTCATCGTACGACTACCTCAAAGAGCTGTCACAGCAATCCTACGTGGCTATGTTCTCATCCAGGGGCAGGCGTAGTGACCACACTGAAAGCAAGCTCAGATTGACAGCGTTCAGGGACGATGAGACCTCGATAGCGACACACGATGCAAGTGTGATTTTGAGGGACACGTACACCAAAACTAAGCAGACCCCGGTTAACAAGATCTACAATGATTTCGAGGTGCTATACTCATGGAACCCGGCATCCAACAAGTATGATCGAGGATTTGTGGTTACCAATATTGACCAGGATGCATTCCCGGTATCAACTCTTGATACGAACGGTGATGGTATCATGGATTGGCAGGATTACTTCGGGGGCCTGGACGCTACATCGTACGCTGATGCAAAGTACCAGTGGGACCTGTGCCACGAGGCATGGACCAGGGTGAATGCTATCCAGGAGTTGCCTACTACCCTTTCGAAGTGCCCTTGGTACATTGACAGGAAGCTATTCGACCCAACTGCCACTGAAGGGCTCGGGGTTGATTCGAGTGCTTACAAGTACCTTGAGAACCTGATAATATGGGCCACACAGAGGAAATACATCGCAAGCTATAGCCTACCAATGACAGAGACTCATGTGGTTCTGGAGTTGGCTGATAGGGTCACAGTCAAGGACGCTATCCAGACGAATAACACCGAACGTGACGGCTGGTTAACCAAGATTGTTCTTGAGCCAATAAAGGATATCATATCTGTAGAGACTATGATGGACCCACTCGACCCAGTCTTGACTGACGGTATCATTGAAGAGGTCGGGCAGACCAAAACTGATGATACCGTAGAAGAGCAGGGTGACGGTGTGAACACTGATACAGTAACCGAGACAGGAGTTGAATAATGGCTAATTATGAATACGATGTCCTGAGGCTACATGGCACCGAGACCGGGATGCAGCCTCTCATGAGAAGCAAGATGGATGGCTTCGCGACAGACACATACAAACTCATCCATAAGTTCCCGGACGGCTCCACCAAGAAGTGGAGCCCAGATGACCTGGATGATATCTATGCGAGCGAAGTGATCCTCGAAGATCACTCCCCATATTCGAATGTCCAGACAGCATTGGATTATCTGCTGTATACAGCTCCTGATATCACCGTGTTCACGAACAACATGGCGAGCCTTGAGAAGGGCCAGACTACCAATGAGGCTCTGTTCTCGTGGACCGTAACGAATCAGTCAGGACTTGACCCATCGGACACGGGGTATATCGTAGGTGTGAATGCTGATAATGCCGGAGGTACCACAGGTTCTTTGACGATAACAGATGGCCAGTACTACGTGACAGGTATGGCAGGGCTCTCAACAGATAGGGCATACACCATGTACGTTGATAGTGAGTACACACAGCCTGTTGATACCTCATCGAGCTACCTCAGGTTCAAGCTGTACTCTTACTGGGGACAGTCTGCATCAGGTACACCGAATGAGACTATCATCGAGGCAGCACTTGCAGGAGGATCCACGCTTGAGGTTGACACAGCCTCCAGTAGGTCCAAGAGCTCGTTCAGCCAAGCAGGCGGGGGAAACTACCTCTACTATGCTTACCCGTCAGCATGGGGCTCTGTGAGCATCACAGTGAATGGGTTCGGGTCGACATGGAATGAGACGACGGTGAGTGTGACCAATGCATCAGGTAACACCGAGAATTACAAGTGCTACACGTCACCGAATCAGATTTCTGGCACAGTAACTTTGGCCTTCGCCGCCGCATAAAGGAGACAGAAACATGAGTGCAATAGTTGGGACTAACATCGGGAGCGCTCTGGCACCTACCGATACAGCGGACACCTACCCAACCCATGATGCGAATTATGGGAAGGGTGGGATCCATCATGTGGCTGACACTACGGCCCGTGATGCAATCACAACCGATAGGCGGTATGAGGGGCTCATGGCCTATTCACTTGCTGATGAGAAGACTTACCAGCTCATTGGTGGGGTCACCAACAGTGACTGGATCACCATCCTCTCAGGAGGTGCTGGTGTAGATGGGTCAGGGGCAGCGACACAAGTTTCATATTGGACAGACGCTGATACCATAGCAGGGGATGCTGGACTCACCTACAACTCCAGCACAGACACCCTGACCTCAGGCAAGTTGGTGCTTAGTGCTTTGGCAGCCGGTACTGATAACACGGTACTGGTAATGTCCGGTACTGATGTGGTCACTGATGAGATTGACGCGAGGGTATGGGGATCAACATTGGTTGATGGGTCTGGATCAGCGGGTAACCTGACATACTGGACAGGCCCGAGTACCCTTGGCATACTGCCGATGCAGTACTTCTCGGCGACTCAGGATATCTGGTTCTATCATGCGAATGATGACGGGACAGAGTGGCCGATACACAGTCTGTATGTACAGTCTGCTACTCCGGCAGCAGATGACACACTTGGTGAGCTGCGGTTCATGGGGTACGAGAGCAACCTGAATCGGCATGTGTACGCCAGCATCCGTGGGTACACTGGGGAGCCTACCTCTGGTTCAGAGGACGGGGAACTCAGACTCTACATAGCGAGTGCAGGGGCTGAGGTCAATCCTCTCAGGGTGACTTGGGAGACAGCAACTGGTTACAAAAAACCAGGTGTGCTGGTCCCTGCGGGATTTGCATGTGGTATAGGTACTGATACTATCAGCTCGTCAAGTTCATTCGAGGTACACGGCGATAAGGGAATCGTGGTCACGACGTCATTCTACTTCTCGGTTAATACAGACTACGAGAGCCTGTATGGACCTACGAAGATGTTGCAGGCAGGGTTCGCTGATAAGTCTGATCCTGACACTCCAGGCACATCAGGAGATGCAAACCTAACGTGGGATGATACGTCAGCACGATTCGAATACCGGTCTAACAATGACACTACCATCCGCCAGATAGCTCACCTCGGTGATATAGCAACACCTGACCTGGATGACCTGGGTGATGTGACTATCACGACACCGACTGATTACGAGACTCTCGTGTACATAACGGATACGTGGGTCAACCGGGCGTTGGAGTTCACGGATTTGAGTGATGTGACGATTGATGAGACACCGACAGCCAAAGACATTGTGAGGTACTCAGGATCCGGGTGGGTGAACTATTCAAAGACTATTGGGTCTTTTTCAGGGTCGTACTCATCGCCGAACACGACCGCATTGGCAGACACTACGTACGTATTGGTTGATCTCACAGCGGCTAACTCAGACACGGTAGTAGCAGAGGGGACCGCAACAGTAGACACCACTACCAATAGTGATATCGAGGTTACAGCGCCAGGTACCTACCAGATAACAGCCAGGATCACTGGTGAATTGACGGGAGCAGCAGAGATTACGTTAAAAGTGTCCGATGCCATCGGTACTTCATCTGATGGTGGGTTTGTTAAAACTGAGGTGGATGCATCTGGGGATAAGTTCACACTGGTGTATACAGAGGTAGAAGTGTTCACAACTACCTCAGCCAGATTGATGTATATCAAACAGATATCAGGAGGCAGCCTGGACCTCGAAATCAGCGATGTGCAGTTCTCGGTGGTCCAGATCTCCTAAGGCTGCTCAGTCAGGTTCCCCTGATGTGGGGACAGGTGGAGTATCAGGTACAACGGGAGCTGGGCCAACTGGTCTGGCTCCCTGTATCTTTCCCCTGAGTTCTGCGAGAGCGATCCCGCCATCAATGGACATCTTCCGTGGCTCATTGAGGATAGCGATCAAGTTCTTCTGGTCCTGGTCAGTAATTGTTAACACGAGCGTAGTCATATCCAATACCCCTTGTGGTGTTTGACCCTTAGATCAGGGTCACAGTGAATAGAAATCCCATTGTCATATAGTGCCCGGCAGTACCCTACGTCTTCACCGGCTGGTTGTCCGTCAATCATAGTGTACCTGTACCACGGGAACTCCAAAGACAAGTAGACCGAAGGCTTGATGGATAGATACCCACCAGGGCACCAGTCAATCTTGGTTAGCCCGTCCCAGGTTTTGATTTCATCATGAGTGTACCTGGGGAACCGTGGATCCCACTTACCCATTGTAGGCCTACCGTCAGCGCCATTGTACCAGCCCGTCACTACATCTTGGTCGTAGCTGATCAATCGGAGGAACTGCTCGGGGGTCCACATGATGTCTGAGTCGATCCATACGATCCTATCGGTACCATCGCTGAGGGCCCCACGGGCCATATCATTCCTGAGGTTGAATACATTAGGAGAGTACGCCAGCATCAGTTTGTAATCGATCTTCCTGGAAGAGAGCTCGGCCTGGGTAGTCACCCATGAGGTGACTACTTTGTGGTGCCAGGTGAGTCCAGGTACGAGGACGTGGATCATTCCCCCACCTCCTTCTCAAGGAACTCTCTCAGCAATCTCCGGATCTCCTGGGTCTGGTCATTGACCTTGATCACCAGTTCCAGGATTGTCTCCAAGCTGGGCTTCTCCTCTTTTACTATCTCTACTGCCATATAGGGCCTTCAGTTCCTCTGCGAGTTGGTACTTTCTCATCAGGTTGATCCTGTACTTCTCGGTCCGGTGGCAGGTACCGTTGAGGGTACACTGCACCTTGCCAAGCTCTTCACGTATCTCAGACTCAGTCTTCCCGGATGGTTCGTTTACGTTCTGTTCCACTCGCGCTCCAGTACTTGATCAGGATCTTACCATCCCCGGGCACAACCACATCTGTGGTACGATCCCTGGGGATGTCTGTGATGTACGTTCTGTACCCGAGGCGCTCCTTAGATACATCACTGGTCCTCGGAGTATCAGGGGCCTCTCGGTAGACCTGACAAGGCCCACAGGACTCATCCGGGCAGTTGATCTGCAGACTCACAGTACCATCATCAGCAGACACCGGGCTATCGCATCCGATAACAGCGAGCAAGGCCAGGAGGCAGAGTAGAGTTCTCATGTTATGCCTCCTTCACTTTCTCATTCATTCTGATGATCAGTTCCTCGGCACGATTGAAGTCACCCATACCTATTGCAGCGGATACAGGGCCCACCAAAGCTTTTGATTTGAGACGTTTGTCGAGCCTGGTCACGAAGACCATCAGGTTCTCCATTACCTGCCGCTGGCTGAAAGCATCAAAAGCTGGCTTCATGCCCTCGAAGATGTCCCGGTTGATCTGTACGTTCATTGTCTTGGTAGCCATATTGGCACTCCTATTGGTTTGTAGTGTATGCTATAGTATACTACATTCATATAGGATATGCCATAATTCTTTCAACTTTTATTTTGCAGCAGCCAGCTCATCCAAGCGGGACTTCTCCTGGGCCTCTTTGCGATCCTTCCGGTCCCACTCAAGGCGGTCACGCTTGTAGGCGTCCAGGAGAGGTTCTATGCTCTCTGCGTCCAGCATGTGGTGTAGAGCAGTGTTGACCACCTCTGATCGATTCAGGTGCCCCCAGAGGGTGTCCATGCGCTCCTGGATGACCGGGTCACATGACCAGGACATCGGCTTCCGGGTTGATAGCTTCTTACTTGGCATTAGGTACCTCCCCCGTGAACCTTACGTGTAGGACTGCATTTGCGATATCAAGAGTCTTATTCAAGGCGTATGCGTGCAGTTGCCCATTTTTGAGGGAAGCCTCTGTGGCCATGGTCCGCCTCAGATAGCAGATCTGCCCTGGTTCGATAGTGATCAGCTCATCGGCATCCACCAATTTGATGGCACCGATGCTTGGGCCAGAGTAGTCAATGACCAAGAAGTCATCAGTAATGCGCTCTTGGAACTCTTTTGAGCTGTATAACACCTCCATCGGTACATTGCTCCTGGGTTCGCCATGGCAGTATACTGCCAGATGCCTCTCACGGAATGGTGGGAGCGCTGGCTTTTGCTCAGTTTTTGGGTGTTCGTAAGCCATTGGTTCCATGTCAGTTACGCCCTGGTCAGGCACAGTAGGGCCCCTATACCACTCAAGATCTGCCAGTTTCTTGGAGTTTTTCTCGATAATCCATGCGACAAACTCTGCTATCTCACCATTCCCTGGCACAAATTTGGTGAGCAGGTCAGGTGATGCTGTCAGTAGTGGGAGCAGGACCTTCTTCGAAAATCCGTGGTAGGCATCAGTTATGTCCAGATAGGTTGGGATCTCGGCCCGGCACTGTATCCCGAACCGGAACCCCTTACCGGCGTCCCCTGGGGCTGTAACGTATATCTGTATGTAGCCTATTTTGGCGTCATACCGTACGGCAAGGATCTTGTATCCCCCGATTATCTCTCGGTGGGGTGTGCTGGTGCTGTCGAGCATCTAAGTGCCTCCATTGCTGGTATGCCTGGTTTGAGTTTCCCGTGGCGGATCATTCTAATCAGCGAATCAAGCCCGGATCCTGAGTACTGTAAGGCCTCATACTTGTTGAGTACCATCCAGGTCTCAGACTCGGTGATGACCACAACGCCATATTCTGACTTGTAGTAGTATGGTTCTTTGAGCATAGACTGAAGATCTCCCTTCACATAATAATATATTATTAAGTGAGGTCGTTCTCCACGGCTTTCTGTACAAATTTGCCATTAGGGCTCACAAACCGTCATCAGGGAGCTCTATGATATTCGATGCCGATCCAATCCAATTCGTTACGACCAACTATGAAGACCTCCGTAAGATGGTCCTGTTCATCGCAAAGTGCCGGATCCCAGACGAGATTATACATGACCACATCATGGACTTTGCTTGGCGGCTCAAGCGCTATGACATCCTCACAAAGTTTGATATCAGCAAATCATCGCTATCCACCTGGATCTTCCGGGCACTGGTAAGTCAGATGGCAACAGACGCCAAAAGGAATAGGCGTCGGGCGATGACATTAACATACACACCTTACTGCGAAGACATGCAAGCCCCGCCCACCAACCGCCACCAAGATCGGATGCTTGATCTGATGAGGTTCGCGGATTACTTGCTGAAGAAGAACAGGAGGCTGTACGAAGTGCTCAAGTACATGTTGGCAGGCAATAACCAGACCGAGACGGCTTCTGAGATGGGGTACACGGTTGCAGCCATCAGCAATTGGGTCCAGCAGATAAGATCGGAGCATGAACGGTGGGCAAAGTAAGGCCAGGGAGAGCGGACTCTCAGTTCGTGAGCATCGATGAGTTCCGGGATTTTGTGGATGACATCGAAGAGCGGTGCGGATTCACGGTACGCCGGGCAGCCCTGATCCGGTCGATGGTTGATACCCTTAGGCGGCACCCAAAGATACTGGCAGAGTGTGTGGCATACCCATTCGTTGATGCGGCATACAAGACTACAGCAGCATACAAAAAGGCAAAGCGTCGTGATGCCTGTGACCGTGGGTCTGATGAAGCCATGGAGGCCGCTTTGATAGCTCACCGGATCAGGGCCGGGCATGTGCGGAATACCGTGAAGGAACGGCATGAGGCTGCCAAAAAGAAGGAGATGGCCAGCTATACAGGAGACGACGTGTGGTATGCCAAGGCCGGGATCCTGAAGGATGGTGACAAAGAAGTAGAACCAGAGAATTGCGGGCATGTTGAGGAGTTCAACGATGACATCGGACGCTAACCCAATCAAGTACAAAGGAATAATCCACTGGTGCTTCATCAAGCTCTGGCGTGGGCACATCCCTGACGACGTCAAGGCCGAGCTTGTCCAGGATGTAATGGTTCTGATCGTGCGGCACGGCTACCCCAATGCCAAGCAGGCACAGTTCGCTGATAGCACATGGGTCTATCGCATCTGCCAGAACGCCATGACCACTCGGAAACAGAAGCTGGCTTCGCATTGGCACAGAAGTGTGGACAGGGTCGAAGATATCAACGCAGTGGGTCACCCGGATAGCACGTTCGATGCCTCGGGACTTACTGGCCCAGAGCAGGAAATTTATGTCGATGAAATGATAGCACGATTGGATGAGGTCGGTAAAGACTCGTTTGGAGTGCCTGGGATGCTCGGTACGGTACTTCGAATGAGGATGGGTGGCTTTACTGGCCAGGAGACTGCGGAGGCTCTGGGGGTCTCCCAGGCCTCCGTAGCAAGGGCTCTCAGGTTTGCTCAGAGCCAGTGGCTTTCTCTTTCAGGAGAAAAGCGGCGTGTCCGCAGATCGAAAAGAGTTCACGTCGTGAAAACCGACCAAGCTGTGCCGTCATGTAGGCCGAACGTGCCCACTGACGCAGGCCCTTCTCAGTCTCGTCTTCGAGGTCAGCGAGGAAGAAGCCCATCTCTTCTGACATCTTCCCCTTGAACCTCTCGACCTGGACTATTACTGGAGTCTTGATCATACCGAAACGTCAGACACCTTAGTGGCAGTTACAGATTTGAGGACTCCTGAGAGAGCGAGGGCACCTTGTTCCGTGTAGACCCACGGTAAGTTGTTGATTTGTAAGGCTATCACATTTTGTGATCTCATGCCATCCAACTCTTTTCGTGTGAGCGGGAACCTCTCTTGGTTCCTGGACACAGCTTGGTTCCTTGACACAGCTTGGTTAATAGCCCTCGACTCCACCTCATACAGTTTGGCCAGATCTCCGGCAAGCATCACCTGGGTGCCTCGAACGCTGTGGATCATCGTTCCGATTGCTTGTAGCTCATTCATTTCAAACCTCCAGGGTCAGTGTTGATTTGGCTACTTGAAAAACTCTTTGTAAGTGAGCGCACCAGACTTCTCAATCTTTTCTCTAAGTATCTGATCTTCCTCTTCACGCAGCCTCTTAGCCTTGCGTTGCTTGTTATGGGCCAGGGCCTCGTTCTCTTCACTCCTGCCATTGATCAGGTGCTGGGAGAAACGCCGGATGCTATCGAGCTGATCCTGTCTCCACTTGTTCCCGGCTTTACGCCAGAGCGGCCAAGTAAGTTCACGTACCTTCTCAAAGACTTCGGCCTCTTGGTTATCCAGGCAATGCTGTACAAGGGTCCCGATAGGTAGTCCATCTCTCGGTGGCCATGCTATCCATTTGGAGGCTATCTCGAAGAGGCTATTCCGGTCAATAGCTGTGAGCTTCTGTTCCCAGGGTATGCTCTTGGACATCACAGGCCTCGGGTGGTATTTGTCTTCCATCGCTAATATCCTATCGGCTTGCCGCTCGAAGACCTTTTTGAATAATGATTGGAAGCTCATACGCCCTCCAATTCAGATTCAATTGATGGCCCACCGAACTGTTTATCCATTTGGTCAAACAAGCTGTTCTTTGGTTTGTTTGGCTCGAAGTCCGGTCTTAGGTAGACAGGGATGGGGTTATTCTTCCGTAGCCACACGACATAACCACCATTAAGCTTAGGACCAATCTTCGTGATTTTAGGTAGAGTCTGCTCATCCTTGTCACCAGACTCGAAGGAGATAACAGCCTGCATCTTAACAAGGCCACCTCTCAGTGCTTCAAAGTCAGGTAAGTCTTTCGGTGTGCCTACTTCTCTCCCGTACCAGGAACAGACGAACTCCCATAGTTGCTTCGAACCAAGGTCATAGCCATCAGAACGTAGCAGGAATGCTTGACCACCCCTACGAGCAGAAGCTTGGAAGTAGAAGTAGATCTTCGTTTTTGTTTTGTTGAGCAGAGCAGCATAACAGACAAACGGGCGGTCATCATTGAAAATTGACATTGCATGAGTCATATCGTTTTGGTATCTTTCAAGGGCATGAGTTCAGGGTGGTATCCTCCGGCAAGAGGTATCACCCTATTTTTTGAGCTAAATGTTGGCCATAGTACCGCCAGAGTAAGGCACACTCTTACGTTCTTTACGGGCAGCCTCATTAGCTTTTCTGTCCTTGTAGTACCGAATAAGAATCTCTTTGATAGTGCCTGACAAGGATTCATTCAACTTTTTCTGGTCCTTCTCAATATCCATAGCAATCTCCAAAGGAACCTGAGCACTCACAGTAACCATCATCACAATCTCCTCAGTAAATGTTATCCAATAAATCTAATACCTATAAGATAACACAATATCTGGCCACTGTCAACCCCTAAATGCAACAATAACTCATACCCTATCCAACATAACTCATACCCTATCCAACATAACTCATACCCTATCCAACAGAAAACGGACGGAAGTTTAAGGAAAACGAAGGAATAGTGTAAGATTCAGTACAAGAATCCTATAAGATTCAGTACATGATTACTGTACAGTATACTATACATGAATCTTGTACAGGATTTACGTTAGACTCTTGTACAGGATTTTATAAGAATCTCGTTCGTTTCCAATAATCCTCCTTCCTTTCAGAGTGCTTCGCACGGAATACCCAGGAGAAGGCCTGAAAGCCGGAGGAGGAAGACCCTTGAATGAACTAATCCACCTGGGATCGTTATAATGGACTGGAGGCTTTGTCTGGAACAAAGTCTTGAATGGAGATCCTTGAAGGATCAATCTTGTCAGTTCAACCCTGGAGGTGCTTAATGGCCAAGGAGCCTATTGTGAAACTATCACCTAAACGTGAGCAATTTGCTCAGCATTATGCGACTACCCTTGATGGGACAGAGTCAGCTCGTAGAGCAGGATACAGCCCTAAGAGCTGTGACTCACAAGGATCTCAGCTTCTAAGTTATCCTAAGATCGCAAAAAGAATCCAGCAGCTCTTGCAGGATACCGGTGATAGAAACCTCAAGTTAAAAGCCAAAGTCCTCAACCTACTTGATGAAGCAATCTCATTCAATCCTATCGGCTTGATCGATAAGGACGGGATCATATCTGATTTCCGGAAACTACCTGGTACACTGATCACAGGGATCAAGCCTACCAGGAATGGGACTCAGGCTATCATGTTCTCGAAGGAGAAGGCATTGGAGTTGCTTGGTAAGCACCTCGGGATGTTCACTGACAAGGTTGATTTGACCAGCGCAGGTGAGAAACTCCAGACTGCTCCTATCAGTGTGGTGTTCGAGGAAGTCCGGAAGGATGGGTGATGTAAGGCTACAGATATCCCCAAAGCAGAGACAGTTCCTGGAAAGCACAGCGAAGGGGACTATCTACCGTGGAGGAATCGGGAGTGGTAAGACAAGGGTCATGTGCTACAAGTCGATCCTGGGGGCTCTGAGGGGCCGTAGATCGGCAATCATATCCCACTCTTATCCGATGCTGAGGGATGTGGTCCTTGCGACCATGATAGAGGTGCTGCCGCTATACGGGTTGGAAGAGGGTAGAGACTTTACTCTGAACAAGTCCGAGATGATTGTCTCGGTACGTGGGAGCCAGATCTTGCTGCGATCAGGGGATAACCCTGGGAGTTTGAGAGGGCTGAACTTAGATGACTTTTACATTGACGAAGCCCGGGAGTTCAAGGATGACGCAATCTTCCTCATCATGCTGGGACGTATTAGGGAGTCTGCTGACGCCCAGTGGTTCATCGTTAGTAGCCCAGCAGGTAAAAACTGGGTACACAAGCTTAGCGAGAGTGATCCTGAGGGGATCAAACTCATTATCCAGAAGACGGCTGAGAACCCGTTCCTGCCAGATGGGTATATCGCAGAGCTCCGGAAGAGGTACACGACACAGTTCGCAGCACAAGAACTTGACGCGGACATTGTAGAGGCAGTCGGAGGGATACTTAATGGAACATGGTTTAGAAGAATCAACTTTGTACAACCTGGTAAAGGCGCTCGCTTCTGGGATGTGGCAGTTTCTATCAAGACTCATGCTGACTATTCTGTTGGTGCCTGTTGTTCTTACGGGTTCACTGCTCCTGGCATTTTCTGTATTCACGATATTGTTCGTGGCCGGTTTGAGTATCCCGATCTTCGGAAAGAGATTGTCAAGGCAGCTCTCGTTGATGGCAGAGGCGTTCAGATTGGCCTCGAAGAAGCAGGCCAGCAAAGAGGATTCATCGACGACCTCAAACGACTCGACGACCTTAGGCCCTATACAATTCGAGCACTTAAGCCCAGGGGAGATAAACTTAACAGGTGTTTACCGTGGGGAGCACGGGCTGAATTAGGGCAGGTGTCTTACTGTGACGGAACCTGGAACCAGGACTTCCTTGATGAGTGCAATGCCTTCACAGCGGATGATAGCCACCTACACGATGACCAGGTGGACGCGGTATCAGGAGCATACGAGATGCTTGTTAAACCGAGTAAGGCGATAGGTAGACGAATAGTTTTTTGATGAAAAACACCCATATATGGAGGAAAACATGGCACAAGGCGAGAATAGTTTTGACGATGTGATTGCCGGAGCAAGGGGTGACGCTAACACCGCTCACACGAAATCCTACACAGCGATCCAGTCTGAGAACGTCTATACGTTCCTGACCAACTGCTACGACGGCACTGGTGGGTTCCGGAACGGTAGATACCTGGTCCCACATTCAAGGGAGATGTTCTACGAGTCAAGGCGGCAGCTCTGCTACTACCGGAACTTCACGAAGCCTATCACACGGGCCATGTATCAGCCGGTATTCACGGATCCTATCCCGAGACAGGTGAGCCCAAATTCATCCATATTTGGTAGCTTTTTGGATGACGTTGACAACCGTGGTACAGGGATCCAGGAGTTCATGGAGAACGCCATGCGCTTGTCCAGGCTCCACGGCGTGTCCTTTATCATCATGGAGAACTTCCCGGCAGATAAGATGCCCACTACGATTGGTCAGGCTAAGGAAGCCAGGATCTATCCATACCTCTACACCCAGCAGGCTCAGTCGGTAGATGACTTCGAGACTGATCGGTTCGGGAACATCGAGTGGATAGCATTCTATGACTCAACCAAGAAGAATGGCAAGGGAGAGAAGGAAAAGCTCTACCGGATATGGACCAGAGATCAGTCCATCCTGGCCAAGAAGAAAAAGGATTCATCCAATCTTGAAGGGCTTGCCAAGTATGAGGTAATTCAGACCACTGACCATAACCTTGGTGTGACCCCGATAATCCCTGTGTACTCAGCCAAGCCTGATAACGCTCAGAACATCCTCCCGGACCCGCCTCTATATGATATAGCCCGTATCAACTGGGCCATCTTCAACAAGGACTCTGAATCACGAGATCTCGAACGATCCCAGGGATTCTCAGTACTCGTGGTCCAGGATGACTCGGGTGGTGAGTTGACAGTCGGGTCGAACAACGTGATCTTCGTGCCAACCACCTCCAGCAATATGCCTCAGTACATCAGCCCTGACGCGAACATCTTGAAGGGTTTGGTTGAGAACTCAGAGAAGCTACGTGAGGATCTGTTCAGGATAGCCGAGCAGCTCGGGGTCTTTGGTACAGTTAAAGAAGCATCAGGAGTGGCCCTGGGCTATCGGTTCTTCGCACATGAGTCCGTCCTGAAGTACACCAGTTCAGTTGGATCAGAGACAGAGGACAAGATCGCTCTACTCTTCCAGTTGTACACTGGTACAGCTTTTACGTATGAGACAGAGTATCCGATGGAGTTCCAGGCAATTGACATGGGTGGTGAGGCAGATACCCTGGACAAGTTCCTGATGCAGGAATTGACCCCAGAAGCCAAGACTTTGGCTCTCCAGAAGTACACACGGCTCGTGCTTGGTGACCAGGAACCAGATAAGGTAGCCAAGGCCGTGGACTCTTTCGAAGAGCGCCAGGATGAGATGATCCAGGCTGCAGCGGCAAAGGAAGAGGCTGAGGCAGCAGCGAGAGCAGAAGCATTAGCAGGCCCAGACGAAGAGGTGATAGTGACTCCTGGTGAGGAGGAGTAGTGCCAAAGAAGAATCCAGTCAGCCCCATAGCCGATGATATAGATGGCCTAACAACCAGGTTGTCTGCTCAGGTAGTTACCCAGTACCGGAAGCTCCGGAAGAGTGGGTATGGGCCTGAGCGTGCCCTGGATGAGGCCTTCAAGCTGGTGGATTACCCCGGTGTACTGTCTACGAGCACCATGATCGGGGTGGAGGCTGCCTTGTTCAAGACAGCAGCCATCAAGATTGGGGATCCAGTAGGGTTCCGGAAGTGGTACCTGAATAAGCACTGGAAGGGCCAGGACTTCACACTCAGCCAGACCGTACACCGCACCGGCACCAAGACTATTTCCGAGATCAAGTCAGCCATCAGGGTCCGTATGCGTGCTGGAAAGGCTTGGCAGTCAGTAGCCAGGGGTATCACTCAGGTTGGAGCAGATAAGGGTGCTCTCCCAAAGTATATGACAAGGATGTTGTCGGCCGGGAAGCGTGCAATGGCTGGGGATGTAGCTGCTATGGCTGAGTACCGTAAGACTGTGTTGGCAGCTCAGAGGCAGATAGGAAGATTGACCACGAGCAATGCATCGTCTGTACGGTTGTCCAAGGCCTACCAGAACCTGATCAGCAAGACAGCCCAATTGGATGCTGCCCAGATGGCTAAAGCAGTCGACCGAGCCATACGAGCCAAGGTGAATTACAACTCCTCCCGGATTGCCCGCACGGAGCTCGCCCGAGCTTATGGGGTGGGTGAGGGTGAGAGGATAGCCGCTGATGAGGATGCAGTGGGCGTCCGGTGGGAGCTTTCTTCAGCCCATAAGATCTATGACATCTGTAATATCAATGTTGGAATTTACCCAGTGGACCAGGTGCCGAGCTACCCAGCACACCAGCATTGTTTATGCCAGCTATCAACGGTCTATGATAAGTCCAAGGACACCAGGAAGGTATCAGACCCCAAGGCCAAGATTGCCAAGGCTACTGAGGAGGAGAGGGTGAAGTTGCTGGGGAAGAGGGGTGCTGCTTCCTTCAAAAGGAACCCTGATAATTACAAGAGGCACCTCCGGAATCGGCCAACTTACCAGTCATTATCGGGTAGGAATGGCATTCCAAAAAGGTTCATTGAGGTACCCGAACCTTAATAATCTTTTATTAAGGCAATGAACTTATCCATATATGATTGTTATATTGATATTGAACTGTCCCGGAGACAGTCCAGACACTGGATGTCATCGTTTATCTAAGAAGCCCAGGAGGCCGTAATGCCGTTGGATCTCGCCAAACTCAAGAAAGCCCTGAAGGATGTAGAGGGCAGTGACGAAATCATCGAGAATGTCCTTAGTTCCGTGGAAGAAGAAAAAGATCGCGGAATCGAATTGAAGCGAAAGTCCGACAGAGAGGCCAAGGGGCTTCGGTCTTACAAGAAAGCTCTCGAAGCAGTCGGTCTCAAAGATGGGCAGGAAGTAGATGAGTTTCTGAATGATCTTGTTGAGGCAAAAGAGAAGTTCTCAAGCGGCGATGTGACCGATAAGAGTGAATTGACCAAGGTGATGAAGACCTTGGAAAAGCTACAAGGTCAGTTTGATGCTAAGACTGCAGAAGCAGACACTCTCCGGGATAAGTCTAAGAAGGCTTCGATCCGGTCAAAGCTTCAGGCTGCAATAGGTGACAAGGTTTACGGCCCACAGTACGTGATAAACGACTTAATAAGCAATGGCAAAGTTAGCCTCGATGAGTCTGACAATGTCGTTTGGATAGATGGCGAAGACGAGAAGGGGTTCGATGATGGCCTCAAAGGCTTCATGACAGCGAACTCTGACATCGTCAAGAACAGCCAACGCCCTGGAGGCGGCTCGAACGGGAGCGGTGGGACAAAGGCCGCGAAGTACTCTTCAAGTGACCTCGATGAAATGTCAGTTGATGAGATCATCGCGAACAAAGACGAAGTGCTCGCTTCTCTCAAAACAGAATCAACAACATAACGGAGGGGTTACTCCATGGCTATTGACAATTTCAAACCGACACTCTGGAGTGCGCTGATCATAGATGCTCTCCGCAAGTCACTTGTCTTCGGGAATGTTGCCAACCGCAACTACGAAGGCGAAATCAAAAACGGCGGCGAGAAGGTAAAGATCTTGGAGATCGGTGACATCACAGTCAGCGATTACTCGGGCACAGTGTCCTACCAGGACATCCAGGATGCTTCCAAGTACCTGTTGATTGATCAGCAGAAGTACTTCGCATTCGGACTCGACGATGTTGACAAGGCACAGGCTGCCGTCGACGTTATGGCCCGCGCCACAGAGAAGGGAGCCTACAAGCTCCGCGACACTTCCGATCAGTTCATCGCCGGTCTCTATGGAGATGCTGGTGTGACATCTGGCCTCGGAACAACCGCAGCTCCTCTGACAGTTACTTCCGCCGGTGCTTCTGCCACAACCTCAGTCAAGAGCCTATTCTCCTCAATCGCCAAAGGCCTTGATGAGAAGAACGTTCCTCAGGAAGGCCGCTGGATCGTCATCCCACCTTGGCTGCACCAGAAGATCGTCCTGGCTCAGGATGCTCAGCTCACCGTCGAGAACTCTGCCACAACCAATGGCCGTGTTGGAGTGCTCTGGGGCTTTGATGTTCGCATGTCGAACAACGTCGCCACAGTCAGCACCGGCACAGTTGCCAAGGTCATGGCCGGAACGAACGAAGCTATCAGCTACGCTGACCAGCTCGTGAAGATCGAAGCACTCCGTAGGGACACTTCTTTCGCCGATGGTGTACGTGGTCTGCATGTCTACGGTGCGAAGGTCGTACAGAACGATGCTCTGGCAGTAGCCAGCGTCAGCGAAGGCACAACCTGATAAGTAGAACGGGGGACTAACCTCCCCCGTTCTACCCGGTTTTTGTGTGCTGAGTGAACCAATGACAAACGAAAAACAAACAGGAGAGAATAATTATGGCACGGACAGCAATTACTGTTTCTGATGCTTCCCTTAACGCTGGTGTTGACGTCTCCGCGACGGTTGGCCAGGGTTCTACTGGGACGAACGGATGGAACATCGCCGACTTCACGAAGGATGAGATCGTCCTCCTGGTCGAGAACACTGGTAGCGTTACTGGCGCTATCGAGATCAAGGCTCCCACTACTGCAGGCCTGTACAGCACCGCGAAGAACGTTGGTGACTTGTCTGTTATGATCGGTGGAGCAGTCGAGATGGTGATCATACTCGACGGTGCTCGCTTCAAGAAGACCGATGGGTCTATTGATGTCGATGCAGCCGCGACTTCTGGTACAGCCTTTACAGGTTCTATCAGAGCGATCAACCCGACCGGCCTCTAAGACTGGGCACAAGGATTTCCTGAGTCAAGAACCCGGTACTGGCATTGCCGGTGCTGGGTTCTTTTAGTAGGTACCCTTATGAAGTTTCGTATAAAGGCAGATTACAAGAAAGCTGCAATGGCTTTCATGAAAGCCCCTAAGAAGATCTCACGCGAATTGCGTATAGGTATGAAGAAGGCCACTGTCATTATACAGAACGCTGCGAGGAAGGATCATCGATTCGATACACGTAGCGGCATGCTTGAGCGATCTGTACAGCAATCAGTGGTATCATCAGGGCTGTCAGGTAAGGCTTACTTGGATAAGGGTATAGCTGTCTACGGGCCGAGGATCCACACAGGCTGGGGATCATGGGGTCCGGATCAGTTCCTCTACAAGGCTGCAAAACGTGAGGGCAGGGCTGTGAAGACGGAAATCCAGCTTGCTTTTGAAAAAGCATTCAAAAAGGCGGGGCTAACATGAGTTGGATTGATAGTGACGGAGCAGAGCAATCCGACTTCATTGAGGTCGGTGATGTCAAGGATTCAGTATCGAATGGATTCGAGCTCGAAGAGTACATCGGCGAAGTCAATGAAGAGATCATAGACCTTGCCGAGCGTAAGGGCGTGAGAGACACCTCTGATATATCAACACCGGTACATTACAAGATCAAACGTTTCGGGATAGTGTTCCTGCTCATGCGTCTCTTCCAGGACAAAATGGGCGTGAACAACGTTGAGCTCGCTGACATGGAGAAGTATGTCATCAAGTACAACGTATACAAGAAGGAACTGACTGACCTGGATGCTCGCATTTCGTATGCAATGATCACAGGGAGTGTTGATGAGATCAGAGACAGAGTCAAAACAACTACACTCTACCGGGGTTGATATGACAGACAAGCAGCGATGTGATGAGTGTCCTGAGTTGATGCATAAAGTGGATCAGATCCACGAGTCTTTGATATCAGGGTTGGATGGAAAGCTCGGCCTTATCGAGAGAGTACGACAGCTTGAGCTCTTCAAGGCCACAGTGTCAGGCATCACAAAGACGCTGATAACATTGACAGTAACGAATGTAGCAGCATTGGGTGTACAGGTTGCAATGCACTTCGTAAAGGGACAGTAGAATGGCTTCTATGCTGACATCTATCGAGAACGGCATGGCCACCCTCATAGCAGGGATGGAGCAAGGCGCGTACAATTTTGATTGGACGGCCCAGGGTATTAACCAACCAGATATGGCCAAAGCCACCTTCCCTTCTGCGGAGATCATGCTCGAAACCGAGGAATCCTTGGATGAGCCTGACAGCCCATTTGCTGATGCTTACATGCAGGAAGCCATGTACATCATCAGGGTCCGTACAAGACTTGATGAGGAGACAGATGTTCCTACGTGGGAGATCAATGCGGAGATGAACAGTGCCTTGGATGACTTGAAGAAGCTCTTTGGCACCAACTACTCTGCTGGCGGGGTATGCGATACGATCATGTATGTGGGGATGGAGCGAGAGGATGAGCCCGGTGGGGACATCTTCATGCCGAAGTCCATGCTTACCAGGTGGAGAGTGCGATACGCTCAGGACCGTCGTGACCCTGAAATGATAGCACAGTGAGGTAATTATGGCTGAGTTCAGAGTACCCGATTGTGAGATCCGGAAGGTTAACGGACGGATCTATGGAGCGGGCGCGGTTATCCCAGGATACACAGAAGACCCTAAGAGCCCCCAGGAGGCACCCAAGGTTGAAGAGACCCCAGAGGTCAGTGTGCCTAAGGAGCCTGTGATAGAGGAGCCCTTGGAGGCCACAGTGTCAAAACGTAACAAGAAGAAGAAACGGAGTCTCTCTGAGAACTCTGCGGAGACTAAAACTGAGATGACCGTCGAGGACATTCTCAATACTGAGGAGGGTTAGGATGAGTGATTACTATCTGAAGAATCTCCGCATCCTCGTGGCGAAGCTTGAGACTACGCCCGGGACGATGGAGACTATCACGAGCGCCGACTTTGATACCCGCGTGCGGGCACCGGAAGTCACACCTACCATTGAGGTAGATGATGAGTCTTCCAAGTATGCCAACGGGCATCACGGAGAAGACGAAGTGGTCATGGGAGCCCAGAGCTCACAGGTCGCTTTCAATGTCCGTATGACCTGTGCCGCAACCGTTACATCAGAGCCGAAGTGGTGGAAGTTTGCCAAGGGTTGTGGGCTCGAAGCTGCAGCCTGGGGATCAGCCGGTATCGGCCTGTACCCTCGTAAGGCATACGACGAACAGACCCTCACGATTTGGGTGTATGACATCCAGCGTGGATCCTCTCCTTCAGCCGTCTGTTACAAGATGTCTGGCTGCATGGGCAACATGGTAATCGGAGCTGAGGGTGTTGGAAAGCCTTGGATGGCCAACTTCACTTTCACCGGTAAGATGGAAGACATCGACATGGCTGTCAGCAATGGTGACATCCTTGAGTTGATCAGCCCTGATACGACTTGCTCGGACAAGATGTTGAACAACACTCTATTGATTGGCACGACTGCCATCAATACGAGCACGTTCTCATTCGATCCAGGCAACGAGATCCAGCCTCAGATCAATCAGGCAGAGGCCACAGGGTACGACTACTTCGCGATCACTTCCAGGAAGCCGCGTCTTTCGATCAACCCGCTGCTCCAGGCCAACCGTGATGTGTGGGGAGACCTGACATCTGGTTTGACAGGTTGCCCGGGTACATACGAGATCATGCTCGGCGACACAGGTCTGGACAACAAGTACACTCTCCGTGTACCTAAGGCCCAGGTCATCAGTGCCAGCTTGGCTGACCGTGAAGGACTGGTCAACTGGGATCAGAACTGGAAGTGTCTGACAAACGGTACCACCGGTGCTTTGTCGGATTCTGACCTGACCGTAGAGGATACGTTCGAGCTGCTCCAGGGTAGCCGTTCGTAATGGCCTCTCGCAAGAGAAAAACACCCCGGGGGAACGAGACATCCCCTGGGGTTTCACCTACTAAGAGGAGACAGGGCATGTCAGAGCTAAGAATGACGGATGAGGTTAAGGAGCAACTTTATGGAGTACTCCCTTTCTCACAAGACAGCACAGTAGACTACATTCCTCAGGCCTACGAAAAAGTAGATCCTGAGTTCCGGCCGAGTTTCACACTGCGTAGTTTCACGAAGACAGAAGAGAATCAGGTACGCAGGACTCTCGCTAAGCTCCAGGGTTCAGTAGATCCAACCAACATAGAGACTCAGGCCCAGGAAGCAGTACGTAAGTGCCTGCTCGGTTGGACCAATCTATGGGACGTGGGATCAGGGACAGTAGTAGACTACGAGTCTGATCCGAGCGGTGGGTGTCTAAAAACATGCTTCGAGCGTCTGCCATCTCTGATAGTAGTAGACATGTTCATGTATATCGGAAAGATATCCGGTATGATGGACATCGAAAAGAAGGGTTTAAGGTCTTAGCCGCTATCCATGCTGGCGTACTCGAACTTGATTGTGAGCTGTGCCAGCATGACCCTGTTTTCAAGGAGAACATGGGTTGTGACAAACCTACACAGATTGCGGTTTGGGTGGATGGTGAGGACCAGTACTTCAATTGTCCTTTGAAGTTTATACCATGGAGCGTACTTGACTGGTACGCAGAGTACTCATGGATAAAGGAAGTCGGTTCAGCACCAAGGTACAGCGAGCTATCTGCAAGATGGCATGACGCATGGACTCACTATAAGGCTTCTTACGCTGGGTTTACCGAGCAGGCTCTTGATGAGAAGAAAAAGAACGCTGACGGCTTAGACAAAATGAGGCGATCATGGCCCAAAAAATAGAAGTAGAAGCTTCCGTAATAAATAACATCTCGAAAGAGCTTAAGAAGATCTCTGGAGATGTTAAGAAATTCGGGAAGACAGCAGAGAGTACAGGTAGCAAGGCCTCAAGCTCTCTGGGGTCAATGGGTAGCGCCTTTGGAGGGGTGTCGCTTGGTGCCGCAGGCGCAGCAGCGGCAGTTGTTGGTTTCGCAGTAGCCTTTGCAAAAGCAAACTCAGAGCTCGAAACATACACTACTCAGTTCAGTGTGCTACTCGGTGGGATGGACCAGGCCAAGAAGCGGATGAAGGAGCTATCCAAGTTCGCTCAAACTACCCCGTTTAAGCTCTCAGAGGTAGCCGGGGCTTCTAAGACTCTACAGACCCTCACGCAAGGTACTCTTGCCACAGGCAAAGGCCTACGTATGGTAGGTGATGCAGCAGCTATATCCGGTGAATCATTCGAGAATCTCAGCGTACACGTCGGTAGAGCCTACGCCGGACTTAAAGGCAATAGGGCTATTGGTGAGTCACTGGCACGCCTGTCAGAGCTTGGTCTCGTAACAGTTGAAGCACGTAACCATATTGAGGATCTTCAGAAGGCAGGAAGAGGCAAAGCAGCTTGGTCAGTTCTGGAGAAGGAGCTCATGAAGGTAGATGGCGGTATGGAAGCCCTGTCTAAGACAGCGGGAGGTCTTTCCTCAACCATACAAGATCAACTATCTGAGGCACTGAGGCAGCTCGGAGAAGGCGGTATATGGGATGGCATTACCGAGGGTCTTGAGAATGTTAGCTCCCTGCTAAATGACTTCCTCGATAGTGGGCTCTTGCCTAAGATAGGTGCAGCTTTCATATTCGCATTCGAAGCAGCAGTAGCCTCCATAAACCTCTTGATAGTCGCATGGAGTAAAGCACAAATATTCATGTTGAAAGCACTCAGGAAGATAATGCAGGCCATACCAGGCAAGCTTATACCTGATGGTTGGATCAATGGGATTAAAGCAGCAGAAGCATCTATGCAGGAGTTCGGTGTAGACACAATGGGCGATGTCACCACTGGGTTCGAGAAGATGACAAAGGCTGCTGAGACGATGGCTGGTATTCAGCAGAAAGAGGCTCAAGAGACTGAGAAGGCAACTGATAAGAAAAAGAAATCTGCAGCAGCTACCAAAAAGCAGGCAGACGCATACAAGAAGCTGCAGCTCGCTATACAGGCGGCACGCGCTTCTGCTGCCGACTACATGAGTTCTCTTGAGAATCTCAACCTACAGAGCTATGAGGTAGAGATTAAGGCCAACACAATGGCCTTCACTGAGCTCGCCGATGCACTTATCAAGGTAGGTAAGGCGGCAGAAGCTGAGGTGATCAAAACTGCCGGTATCACAAGGAATGCTGATATCTACATAGAGGCTCAGAACGAGATGGCCAGGTCAGCAGAAGATGCTGCCAGAGAAGCAATGGAGGCCTACGGAGAGCTTTTCAATATGCTTGAAAAGCAATCGAGTAAAAGGACTGTTGCGGTAAATTTCAGAATGGCTACCGGAACCCCTCCAAGTGCGTCCGACCTCACAGCAGATTCTTTAAGGGCTAAGGCTAAGCAGCAACCAAGTACAGCAGGTGACCGTGTCCAACACTTAGAAGCACTGCAACAGCTTAAAGACTTTAATGCTGCCAAGAAGGCCATGCAGGATCAGGAAGATAGTGCAGCCCTAACAAGAACCATATCGGCTCAGAACAAGAGGTTCGCTACCGTAGAGGGCCTATTGCTCGCAGAGCGTGACGCTAAGGCTAAGGTGGCTGAGGAAACAGGTGGAGACCTGTTGGCTATAAACAAGCAATTCACCGATAAGTCCATCATGCTCGAAGAGGTCCGTGCTGCCAAGATAGCTGAGGTAAGAGCTTCCGCTGCTGAAAGCCAGAGACAGGCTGAGATGCAAAGTATTGCTGATCAGTTGGATATGTGGGGAGGGGCGGCTTCACAACTTGGTGATGTGATGAGTGGGTTTGCTCAGTTGAGAATTGACAACGTTAACAGAGTCAAGGACGCTGAAATAGCCGCTGCAGATCTCTCTTTCGAGAGAGAAAAAGCTGACATCCAGATGATGCGTACGTCTGCTAAGACCAAAGAGCGACTTGAAGGCGCTGCTATGAGGAAGCATGTAGATGCTGTACAGGCAGCAAAGGATAAGGCAGATGCTGAAACCAAGAGGGCTGCGGCCTTCCAGAAGGGTGTTGCAATTGGTCAGGCTACGATAGCCGCTGCCCAGGCCGTGGTAACCGCACTTACGGTACCACCTCCTGCCGGTATAGCGCTCGCAGCAATAGTCGGAGCAATAGGGGCAGCCCAGATAGCCCTAATAATGGCTACCCCGGCATTTGCCAAGGGTGGTATTGTACCAGGCACAGGTGGGGTTGACTCGGTAGATGCCAAGCTCTCACCTGGTGAGATGGTGCTCACGAAGGGCATGCAGATGAACCTGTTCAAGCAGCTTAAGGGCGGCGGGCCTGGTGGTGGAGTCTCTATGGGTGACATGAACATTGTGATCCACGGAGATGCTGACAGAGATATGGTTGAGGGAGCTTTGGCTTCTTCCAGAGAACAGCAGATGGAGAACATGAGAGAGTTACTTAATGAGATGGAATACGCGGGGCAGCTCTAATGCATATCAGCGGTGTAGGCATAACGGAGTTCGAGGCTGACATAAAGCCCGACTTCCGTCCACTCACTACTCTGGCCATCAATTGGCAGCAGAGGAGCGATGGTAATTATGTGGGCACTGACCGTGGTACATCAGCGGATGTATACCAGGCTGACTTCAGGCTCTATGCTCATGAGTACAAGATCAACCAGTTCATTGATGAGCTCCAGGATAACAGAGAGCTGTTCAGCAATGTCATCACGATGTCTTGGTTCAGTGATACTGAGCATATCTTCGGGGCAGATGTGGACCACTCGGGATCAATCTCGGCTACGGTATTAGAGTTCGACACGAAGAAGCAGGGATCTTGGAAGGGATTCGGACTCCGTTGTAAGGCTCAAGCCCTGTCTCCGAGTTTTACCGGGTCCGGATCCCTCCCTACTTTCAAGTGGCTCGGGGTCGGTTACGAGGGTGATAGTGACCCAACTATCCTGAAGCCTGACAGCTATGACGGTACGTTCGCGTACATGGATCATGAAGCTGATGCAGGTACCTTCAAGGGGATCCTGACACTCACCGATGCCGAGATGATAGCCTTCCGGAGATACGCAGCCTCTCAGAGGACCGGCGTGTTCACGATCAATGACATCTACGGGGTAGACTATCCGTTCGGTAGCAGGAGAGGAACCACTTATCCGATCTCAGCGAGACTGGTGAATTGGAAAGACCTCGGGATGTACGGTGTCCATTGGTGGCGTGTAGAGGTAACATTCGCGGAGGTGATCTCATGACCATCGCCGTGAACCCAGTACGTCACACGATAATGGGCAAGAAGTTCCTGGGCATGCTGCCGGTGGTCTCGTCTAAGACCAGGGCAACTGTCGAAGGATATATGGAGATCAAGATACCGACGCTATTGTCGGTTGGCACCCCAGTTGTGGGTGTGTATGCTATACAGGCTCCCACCGATGATGATGGGAGATACATCCGGACAGCTCCGAATACGAATCTTTATACGAGCTATCCAGGATGTTTGGAGTACAGCATAACTGAGAAAACAAGCGGTAGGGTTGTGGTCTTCTGGAGGTTTCTCTTGGAGGCTTTACCCAGTGTGTCTCAGGACACCTATTACAGCGTAGAGATAAACATAGAGGATGAAGACAATGCAGACACGGCTACCACCTCGAATGTGAAGGGGCAGGTCATAGTCAAAGCCAGCGATAGCATTGTCTAATCCATGGGGCCAAGCACCCCTTTATCCAAATAAGGATGGAATAGAATGGCACGGATCAACCCACTGCGGCATACGATACTCGGTAAGAAGATTACTGCATTCCTCCCGGTCGTTGAGACCAAGGTCGACCAGACCATTGAGGGGTATATCGATATTAAGATCGGTACGCTCACTGATGTGGATCAGTTGGCTGCTGAGATCTATCGGGTAATCCCGCCTTCTTCCACAGAGACCAGGTATTCCAGGTACGGCTCAGAGCTGTACGGGACATACCCTGGATCCCTCACCTATTCAATCGACGAGAAGTCATCTGGCCGTCAGACACTGTTCTGGCGGTTCCGGCCTGATGCTATGACAGGGATCAATCCCGAGCATGGCCAGTACTACGGGTTAGAGTTCTCGGTTAGTGAGACCGGTGCCGTAGGCACAGCCGCTACTGTAGAGGTAGGCCCGGACGTCGTGGTCCAGCTCCAGAACTTGATCGATGATACAGGCATCACTGGTACAACCTCTGAGAGCGTCTATGAAGGCCCTCAAGGTGACACGGGATTTGGTGGACCTGGCCCACAAGGGGACACAGGAGTCCAAGGTGTCCCTGGCGGAGCTACTGGATACGCAGGGACCACAGGAGCTGATGGTATTACAGGAGCCTCTTCGATAGGTTCTACTGGTCCTGTCGGTATGACAGGAGCCCAGGGTAACCAGGGTGACACTGGAGTACAGGGTGCCCAAGGAGATACAGGCTCACAAGGTTTGACCGGTGGGTGTGGTGATACTGGTGCTCAGGGTATCCAAGGGGACACAGGAGTCCAAGGGGCACAAGGAGATCAGGGAGACACAGGAGCTCAAGGCCTCCAAGGCACACAGGGAGACCAGGGAGATACCGGGTTGGCCGGATCCGATGGTAGCCAGGGCAATACAGGTTCTGAGGGACAAACGGGCGCACAAGGCCTCCAAGGAGCTCAAGGCGATCAGGGCGAAACAGGCTTGGCAGGTGCTGCTGGATCCCAAGGAGACCAGGG